CGGACTGACTCTACTTTAGTACCATCTTCAAACAGTGTGTAACCATTACATGTATTCATGTAGAGGATAGATGTCTTTAGATATGGACGATCGTCAGCATCCATAACATCAATGTGCATACCATGTTCCACCAGTTTATCTGTACCAAGCAAGAAGTTTGCCTTCACTTTCAGTAACGCATAGGGTTGTACTTTCTGAAGGACAGGATACAATAGTTCAATACTACTGTCAACAGGTGACAATCTTTCGTAGAACATGTGAACCATTTGTATATTACGTTGATGATTGTTGCCGTTGTCATCAACAATCTTTGAAATAGTCCATGGAAAGAATGCTCCTATCATGGTTTTTTGTAGATGTCCAAAGTCTCCTGGTTCCAGGAAATCATCAATAATTTCTATCATCGTTCAATAACAATAATATAGACTCCATTCCACCAATCGTCTACATCTTCAGGTGTCTCAGTTGTAATCAGTCGCTTAAATGCAACATGCTTATCTCTCAAGAACTCATCAGTTGCTGACACTACACCCTCAAAGTTTGCATCATCAACAACCAACACATATCCATCACTAGCACATTGATTATGAATATGTTGCAGGTTTGCCCTCATATGATTAGGTTCATTCTCTGCATCATAGAAAACAACCTTCGGAGCATAGTCAGGATTAAACTCAACCTGTGCAATAGGTTTGGCAACAAGACCAACAGCACAGTTTGGATTGTACCACTTGTTATAGTTTTCTACAAATGTTTCTGCAGGATTCTCTACCTTGAAATCATTACGCAGTTCTTTACGCATAGGGTAGACAGTCTCATCAGAGAAGTCATCAATAGCATATGCCTTTACTGCTTCGTTACCCATCAACGCAGCAATCAATGTGCTACCTGTATAACATCCAACGTCAGCATATACTGTACCACGTTCACTGCATAAGTTATTCAGTAAATGTCTCACCTTACTAGAAGATAGACCCTTTACATCATATCCTTCTGGTCTGAAGTTAGAGTTATTATCACATGCACCATCAATAGCACGAGTGACACGTTCTACGAGAGGATTCAATTTAGCACGCTCCTGTTTCTTCAGTTTCGATTCTACTACAGACTCACAGAAGTTACAATCCCAACAATCAAACTTACAGTGTTTGATTTTATTTCTCCACAGATTGATTGGTGACTGTGGCATGTCAAGATCTACCATGTAGTCTTTGAACTCTGGATACATCAGTTCATCACCATTGTCCCATCGTTCAATAATATCTAGGGACTCTCTAAGGCGCATAGCATCCTCTCTACCATGCAGTTTGAATACATCGATGCCATTATCTAAGAACCATTGCCAATCCTCTCTCCAGGGCGGCAGATTAGCACGTTTAAGTTCTACTGATGGATCATATGCATCCCAACGTGAACATGAGATACGACTAATCTCACTATTGAAATACTGAGGTTCTGTACCAGTTCTTGTCGAGTTGTACTGATAATGCTCAGGCATAATAGGACAACCACCCCAACAATGTTCGTTCACGAGTAACGACAACTCAATCGGGTTACCTTTATCTGCACAGTATTCTTTCGCATCCATGATACGAACCAAGGCATCTTGATCACGCATGATGTCACGATCCAGATTAATATAATGAAACCCAGCACTAGCAAGAGTGACAATCTCGTTAGGTTTGACCACCTCACGCAGGATAGTATTCTTAATCTTTAGATCAGGATATTCTTTCTGGATTTGTCCTGTCATCACCCATGATGTATGGGGTAGAGTAACAGTTCTAACACCAGAATCATAGAGGAACTTAAAGTTCGCAATCCATAAGTCTAAGTTCTTCTGATCTGGACGCACCCAAATGTTATTGAATGTTGCAGACAAAGGAATACCTGTTGCCTCAGAGATTGCCAGGGCATTCTTTGCAGAATCCTTTGCACTCTTCGTTGTCTTGAATACATCACCCATCGCATCTTGCGTAAAGGGTGGCATCCTAGATGTGAAGTATAGATCGTAAATCAGGTGCTTATATTTGTTGAGGAAAGGAATGAATCCCTCCTCAATATAACCAGGATCAAGTTTTGGGTTTATCGGCAGACTGAAGACGGCGGTCTGCGACGTTGTTTTCGACATAATCAGTGAATACTCCAGCGGTGTCAAACATTTCAGGTGGGCGTCCTTCTAACATACTCTCAACTTTCTCCTCTGCATTTGCTTTGAACTTACCAATGCAATGATTTAGTGCAGTAGAATATGTAAGAGCAAGGTCTGTAACTGCTGCTTGATCTTCAGGATTCATTTGCAACATAGATTCCAGATTACCTGCTTGGATTCTACCAGTAGTTAGCAGATCAATAGCAGATTGTTTTGCCATACGAGCAATCCAATACTTATGCTCTTCTTCCTCTACAATGTTGGGATCATCAAACTGTTTTGTGATTGCTTCGATGTCATCAGTGCCAGAGCGTTCTTTAATGATACGCAGGAACTGTTCAATCTCTTCTTTACATTGACGCAGTTTATTCAACCAAATTTGAGTATCGAGTTTGCAGATTTCAATCTGACACTCAATATCATAACGCTCAAACTCATTTTCTTCTGCATCACGTTCTGCTTCAAGACGTGCAATATCATTCAGATTGCGACGATATTGAATCGTAACTTTCTGAAGAGAATTAGTTCTTGCTTGCAACTCCATGATTGCTTGACGCATCTGTCGCCAAGGAGTTACATGTGATTGCACAACATAATAACGATTTTGAAACTCACTCTGACCAAAAGGAACTTGGTCAGACCATTGCATCAATGCTTTGTCAAAGTTATCCAACTCCCATGGGGAGATGTTTTCTAACTGATCTAGAGTTTGATCGATTGTATGACGGAAATCAGAAGCGGATTCCGTAGACAAAGGGTTCTTTTCTTTCGATGTTTCCTGTTTCATCATCAACTATGCATCTGTTGTATTCTAAACATTGTTGGTTGGACATTGCCACACCAAAGTAATCTTCAAGGAACACATTTACTTCTGCCATGTTTGAACATGCCTTCAGTTTTGTGCTTACAGATTGCTCACTTACAGCAAGATCATAAACAGAGTCTTTCCACTCATTATGTTTCTCAACCACTTTAGCAGCAAAGTCTGCCAGTGTCAATCCCCTAAGTTCTGCTAATCTGTCAATCAGTTTGACAGTTACAGTATTATCCTCAAGATATGCAGTTGCTTCAGCAAACTGGTCATCCCAGGTTGCATCTTCCAACGTACTATATTTAGAACGTAAAGCAACGTATCTTCTTTCAAAAATCTCTTGAGTTGCAAGACGGATTACCGCCTTCATGAATGGAATCGTGTGCTCTTTGACGATTGTAGTATCAACTTCTACCTTATCTTTCAGAGTAGTTCCTTCCTCATTGACACCATAATCAGATTTCTTAAATCTAGTCTCACCCCAATACTTTGCTCCGAATAGGGCATCCTTTGCAGAAAAGCGAAGATATTTGATGTGTTGAGGAATATAGTCGAAGAATCTATCTTCAAGGTAAAAATATTCCAGTCCTAAGTTACCACCAAGTTTCTCTCCCCACTGTTCAATGTGAGGAAACTTTTCAAGATCAATAACAATAACGTCGTTAGTATTTGCCATCAGTAGTTAGGGATATTTGTACCATAATCATATACTGCAGTTCCAGCGTCATTGACACCAGAGATAGCAGAAGAAGATGAACAGTGTGCAGAACTCATGCCACCATGACCAGTTGGTGGAGAAGCACCACCAAGGTTGTTGTAAGCATCTGTGCCGTAGTTCACCTTGAAGGTGTTGTTATTCTGAGAACCATTGTAGTTACCTAAGCAGTAACCCTTTCTCATACCCATTTCAAAGTTTTCCTCACCCATGTTACCGAAGTTCAAACCTCTTGTCTGAAGTCCAGTTGTATCCTCAACACGCTGATTACCATTCTGGTTGTTATTGCCAGTGCCAACATACATGTGACCTAACATCGTGCCGAGAATCTTCTTCCATCCGTCACCACCAGGACCATTATCCCAGGTGACCCAAGATTCAGTATTCCATACAAGTGCTTGACGTGTTCCACCACGCTTATACCAACCTTTCAGTCTTGCGTTACCACCATGTGTGGGGTCATCACCACCATCAGCATGGTTTTGAGGATAACCAGATGTTCTCATAACATCAGTTTTGAGATTCATCGAGTCAGTTCTAGCGTTACCACCACCCAGAAGATAAGAATAACCGCCAGCAAATTCATGGTCTTGGAATGAACCCATCGACCCTCTACTAACAGTCATATCCCAAGAGTTCTGGTGCGTAATACCCGCCTCAGTTGTCATACTGAAACCAGAAGTATAGTTAGAAGAACCTCTGTAAGTGTTCTCCATCGAGTGGAAATAATGTCTATTATCTGTAAAAGATCCTGCCATATAAGCACCAGATCTATCCAGAGTATCACCCAAGTTTGTTGATGTATCTGTAGCGTGAACTGTACGGTTTACGTTTCTCCATGGTGAACCACTTTGGTATCCACCACCAACATAACCGTGCGTCCAGATTCTACTCATGGTCCAACCAGTTGACGCACCAGAAATATCCCAGTAAGCATCAGTTCCATCAGAACGTAATACCGCACCTTCGGTGAAGTCTGGACTGTATCTATCGGCAGATTGGTCGGGAAGTCCACCACCTGCACCAGCAATAGGACCCCACTCAACAGCATTCGAACCAGCATTAAAGGCATAACCCTCAAATGTTCTGTCTGTGCTGTTATATCTGAACATGCCCTCAATAGGAGCACCAGATCTTTGTGCAGTAGTACCTACGGGAACGATTACAGAATCAGTAGTGGCAATGTCGAGAGACGCTCTAGGTGTAGTAGTATTAATACCAACTTCACTATTTGTACTGTCAACATACAGTGTGCCAGTATCAAAGTTAAAGTTACCACTAGATTCTAACTGAATGGCAGCAGTACCACCACCTCCACCTAAAGATACTATTCTGTCAACATTTAATTGAGACATTACGGTTCGGAATCCTTCGTATTATTTATGCAGGACGTACTAAGACTACTCCTCTCTTCATGTATGTATCTTCGTTTCCACTATCTTGATCGGAATGAATCACACAATGCATATTATGTGCGTAGTTTTGACCCAGGTCGATTGTGTACCATGCGTCACCATTATATACATTTGGTTTAGTTCCACCAGCATTATCTCCAGCAAAAGGAGTAAAGTTTCTTACATACTCACTGGTATAACTATTACCTTCTCTTGACCAACAGGTGAAACGATCACCCATAAATCCACCAGGATTATTACCTTGTCGTCTATGTGAGGGATGTCGTCCTGCAGTGCTAGGGCAACTGTTGCCATCCTGATTACTTATGGCAGCGATATAAGTGAAGATATGCTGACCATCACCATCACCAGAGTTATCTCTCATGATAGTCAAACCGTCACCAACACCGCTACTAATACCCAAGAAGTTTCTACCGTTTATACCATCATTTGAATAATAGTTATACAGGTTAAACTTACACTTAACATATCGGTAAGAGATACCTCTACGATCCATTGTTGCATACCTAAAGTCACTACCGCCTACATTTCGATAGTAACCATATGTGCCATTGTTGGCGAAGTTACCTTCAGGAGTTACATCTCCCTGAGTGTTAAGTTCTCTACCAGAAAGTGCTGACGCTTGAGTACCAAAGAATCTAGAAGCACCACCGCCCCAGTTACCTATCAAAATATAATATGGATGTGACTCTAATGGAACAAAGTATTCTCTTGCAGTGCCATCAAAATTCAACCAATAGAATCCATCTTGCTGTAAACCAGCATCATATAATCCCTGAACACTTGTTACTGCTTTACCCTCTGTTGTTCCTCCTGGTGCGCCATCGGCAGCACCAATAAAAGTTGCCCAGTTACTTCCATCATAAAACTCTAGTTCTCCAAGTTCAGTATTGTACCTCAACATTCCACCAACAGGAGAACTAGGTCTCTGTGCAGTTGTGCCTACAGGAACAGAGAAAGATGCGCCACTATCCATCTCAATGTTACCAGCAATGATAAGGTTATCATTACCCTCAAGATTGATTTTGAAGTTGTTGTCAGATAATGCTCTGAGTTCGTCTACTCTAATAGTGCTCATAGTTCTCCTTATTTGACAAAAATAAATCCAGATCTGGGATAACGAACTGTGCCGTTCCAGCGGAATCCGCCAGCAGCAGCATTTCTGTCACCGCTAGAGTTTTGATTGTTGGTGTAAATGCCGAATCCGATTGAAGAGTCGTTAGAGTTACACTCGTTCTCGTTGTTCATAGTAATACCAAATCTCATACCAGTAGAACCAGAATCCTGTCTATAGAATCCCACTCTGTTACAATAAGGTTGGTTATCCCAGTTGTTTCTATGAACACCAACACTCATCATCCATTGCAAAAAGTCCTCACGATCTGGTTGACTCAAATCCTGTCTAGTATTAAATGCTTGTCTAGCAGTAACACCAGTCCTAGGAATGTTTCGATTACCATCAGCATGTAACCAGTTATATCCATTCTCCATTGCCATAAGGAATCCTGTTGTCAGAGTGTAACCATAGTATCCTCTATTCAAAACGTCACCATTATTCAGGTCCACACTTGAACCCTCATTAGTTGTACTTTGCTGATTCCATCTAGCACCACTGAATGACCAGGGATTAGATGTATCAGCAGGAGTGTTATTGATCTTGGCAACAAGATGATACCCACCAGCATCCATCATACACCAGGTTCTATATGCACCAGTACCATGATTTAACCAGTAAGGTCCATCAGGAGCATTCGGATTAGCAGCAAGAATTGCAGCAGCAGACGATGCAGCATTTCCCTGAGTTTTGCCGATTTGATTTACTGTAGCACCACCACCAAGACCACCACCAGCATCAAACTGTTTCCACTGAGTACCAGTGTAAATCTCAATCTTATTGTCGCTAGTGTTAAATCTAGTATATCCTGCTAATGCTGTAGAAGGACGCTGAGCAGTTGTACCTCTAGGTAACTGGAATGCTCCAGTATGATCACTATTAAGTAAACTACCTTCAATATCAAGTATGTGACCAGCGGGAACCGTCACCTGACCTAAGGTCTGGGTGATTCCCGCTAATCCGCTAATAGAAAGTTTACTCATTTCTAGAAATACTTTTCTTTATTTATTCTGCTATCCAGGAAACTCTTCTACCCAGGCAGTAACAATGTATTTATCTTTATCGAGTGGGGGATTACCTCGGTGTGCCCATGCCCAATCACAAGGAAAGATTACAAACTTTCCTGCTTTTGGTTTCACTCTATAATGTTGATATAGAAACTCAGTTTCACCACCCTCAAAATCATCGTTTAAGTACAGCATGGTTGCTAACTTACGATAAGGTGTATTTGGAGTGGACTCATAATGCCACGAATGATATCCTTCACCTGGTCGAGTCTTCTGTATCTTGCACATCGTGTGCTGAAACTTTCTACCGAGAAGAATATCATATCTATTGCAATAATCACGCAATGCTTGATCACATAGAGTATTCCACTGCTGATATACTCTACGATTTAGACTATCGTGAAAAAGTTCTACGGGTAACTCATGTACAAACACCTGAGTATCTTTTGCACCACTCTCGGTGTTACGTTTATGTGTCAACCCATTTTGATTGATAAACTGAAAATATTCAAGTATCTCAGTGCAATCTAGATCTGTTTCAAACTCAGAGATAAAGTTCTTATTATGCAGACATTGTGTAATTCTCATTCAGACCATTTATTCAAAGGGCACTTGAATATTTTGAATCTTGCTTTGATAGCAAGTACACATCCGCATTTATTGCAGATGCCTACAGGATTCTTATATTCACATTCATCACATACTTTAATCCTTTTGCTGTATAAAGTCAAGTCAGAATCTTCATGATCATAACCAATCAGTTTCGCAACAGGCATAATTTATTTAACCCATAAGTAACCATCAGAAGCACCGTTTGTATCTTCTCTGAATCCGCAGTTATTACCTTCCTCAGGGTGTCTACCATATGCAAAGTATGTACCGCCTGATGTATGGTGGTCACCGAAACCTCTGGTTCCAGTATTGGGACCTCTATCGTCTAAACTACCTTGATAGGTAGTCGAGATTCTAGTTCTCTCATTATCATTTGATGCACTATCAAGCAAGTTGACAGTTGCAGCACTAGAGATAAAGACACTCTTGTTAAAGTTAAGTGCTTCCATCCAATATGCGGTGCTTCCAGTATATGTAGAGGAGTTACGCAGTGCTTGAATCCAAGAGTCTGCCATCTTGGTAGTAGAAGTGTTAGAAGTTCTGGGTCCAGAAGTTGTAGTAATACGAACAGCACTATTGTTCATGTGATCTTGACATGTTGATGTTCTAGCAACAACACACAATGTCCATCCACCACCATTTCTATCATTATCAACATACATTTCGTATGCTACCTGATTATCAGGTTGAATCCAATAGTTACCAGATGCTAAACCAGCATTAAAGATCTCTACACCACTTCTAGCAGGATTACTCTCAGTGCCAATCTCTGCAGCAGGAGGTGTCCTAGGAACCCATACACTACCATTATATACTTCAATATCTTCGGTGGTAGTATTCCACCTTACTGCACCTCTTACTGCACCTCTAGCACCGTAAGTTGCATTGTCATGATAATTTTGAGTATTAGAAGGCAAAGGCATGTACTGCTGATTCTGAATAATCAGTTGACTTCCAACACCTAACTCACTGTCATGATAGAGAGTAACTCGGTAGTTAGGAAAGTTACCCTCTAAGTTACCGACGTTTAACTTTCCCATTATCTAACACTCCATGCACCACCATTTTCGATAGTAACAGTAAATCCGTTTGCGATCGTCATAGGACCAGCACTCATACCATTAGCAAACTCTGCACCAGCAGTAGGTCCTACTGTGAGGTTTTCTGAAATGGTGTTAGCATTGGTTCTAACAACACTATCATCACCAAGAGAAGGACCACCACCAGAAACTGCTGCCCAACCTGCACTACCAGAACCATCATCTGCTTTGTAAATCTCAGCAGCGTCAGTATCTGTGTTGAAACGAATCGTACCAATAGAAACGCCAGAAGGTCTCTGTGCTTGAGTACCTGCTGGTAATCTAAACACAGAGTTAGAGTTCAGGAATGTGAGAGTTGTGATGATTGCTTCGGTTGACGTGGAAATCTGATTTCCACTAATCTTTGATAGTGCCATGGCAGCGAGATATTCTCCTTAAGTATTTAGATAGGCAGTTCTAAAATGTGGACTGTATCTGTAGATTGTGGTGCATCACCAGAACTGAATACAACGTTTGCACCGTTAGCGTCAACTGTGTAGTTTGTACCTGCAATCTGTGCAACACCGTTCAGGAATACCAGCAGTGAATCATCAGAATGCTGAATACCACCACCATAGGTAGTAACTGCAAATGTCAGAGTTGTGCCGTCACCAGTATATGTCTTAGTGACATACTTATCAGCACCAACACCACCTCGTCCAGTAACAACAAGGTCACCATCTACTTTGGCGCTTCCGAGGATGCCAACACGGAAATTAGATACAGCAGCAGTACCAATACCGATATGTTGCTCATTATTGAAAGTATCGATATTAATGTCACCAGTATCCGTGAGACCAAACTCGTGCCACGTTCCATTGTAATAAATCCAACCAAGCGACTGCCCAGGTGTCCAATTGATATTGTAAACAAGATCACCATTACCAGGTGTATCGTATCCTGTGATAGTAGCAAAACTTGGTTGTCCATTTGCATCGGCGGGAGCGAGTAACGTTTGCTTGATTACCGTACCATCCTGGTTGTTATAAGTAATCTTTTTGGCAGTAAGATTATTAGTAAAGGATGTTTGTGCTTGGAATGTAACAGGACCAGCAAAGATAGATTCTAACTGGTTAGATGCACCACCAATAACGGTCAGTTTGTCGGTAAGAACCAACTCAGAGAATGTCTGAATCGTAGTGTTTTCTTCACCAACAACATTCAACTGTGCAATATCTTCATTAGTAATCTGACCTGTAACAGGGTTGATAATCTGGTTACCAATAAACAGGTCACCGTTAGAGTTCAGACCAGAGTAGAATGCAACACCTGCTTCTTCTTTAATCGACTGAGAGAACTTAACCTGATCTGCACTCAGAGTTTCTACCTGAGTTTGAGGGAATGCAGTTGAATAGTTACCAGGACCGAAACCAAGATACTCAAACGTATGGTTACCAGATCTAAGGATCGAGTGCCTCCTGAACTCAACATTGATAGGTGCGACAGTCCCATCATTGTTTTCGCGGATGTTGATCTTCCTAGTTTCTTCATTTCCAGCACGTGCAGTTAGTTCGACATTAGATAGTCTTCCATTAACAGAGTCATAGTTGGGTGTTGTACCTGGTTGTGTCCAACCAGTATCAGTCAGAAGGAACTTAATCGCTTCTTTAGTAATAGACAGTTTGGGATCTTTGTTGGGTGTAGGGTTAGCACCATCAGTTGCATTTACAAGACCGATAGTTTCGTTGTCAGCGACGGAAATCGCAGCAGCAGGGTCAGCAACAGGGTTGTCTCTGTCAAACGTAGGATAGACTTCGTTGACGTTTTGAGAGAACTTCCTGTCGTTGAAGTTAGAAGTGCTAGGTGCAATAGATGCACAAAGCAAGGTAATGTAGTAGATGCCATCTTTAACGCCTCTCTCGAATTGCTGAACAACTTCGATATCGTAGATATAGAATGTTCTGTTCAGATTGTAACTTGTAGTGTCACTATTCAGAGGTTGTACAACATAACCGCTGAGAGGATCACGAGGCAGAGGATTAGTCTTATCCTTATCGATAACCATGCGGACACGATATGTTCTATCCTGCAGGTCACGAGGGTCAGGAATCCTCTTAATGAAAGTTGTAGGGGTGAAGTTTACGTTGTTGTACTGTGAGTTGGTAGAAAGAGTTGTGTAGATTTGATTATCGTTAGGATCTACACTCAGATACCAACCACCAACGGAACCTGCTTGACCATTGATAGTGTATGTTGCACTATCATATTGCAGAGGTGAACCAGTATCACCTGCTGCTTTGTTGGAAACATCAGGACCATAAGGTGAAATCTTAGCAGTCTGAACTGTTGCAGAAGCTGCACCATTAGCAACCAAAAGTACATTCAGTTTGTCTGGTATAGCATCAACACCTGTGCCATCTTGACGTGATCCAATAGCAAAACCTTGAACCTTTGTTGTTGGAGGAGATGCTTCCGTGACATATCCATAGAGATAAAGTCTAGAACCAGCAATACCACCCTGACCAGAAAGTGCAGAGTTGATTACCTTAGTGCGTTGAATATCAACGTTAACCCAGTTGACAGATGTTTCTTCACCAAAGATGATGTTAGTGTCAACTGCTGCTGTATTATTTCCAGACAGTGTGATAACTCTAGTGTTAGTGTTGAAGGAAACAACAGTAGCACCAGCAGCAAGATTAGTTCCAGAAACTGCCATACCTTCGATAACACCGTTGATGCTACCATCATTAGCAAGTGTGATATTTGGCGAACCTGAAGCACCTGTTGCAGTTGTCGAAATAACGTTCAGTGCCTTAGGTGGAATGATATGAGTAATCTCTGCTGCTTTATCCTTGGAGAATGCTTTTGCCTTAAATCCAGCAGATCTTAACGCAGTGTTTCCAAAGTTACTGTTGGAGTTGGTGATTGACATGTCAGCACCACTCTCTGCAGTAAAGTGTGTGCCGTAACCAACAGCGAACACCGAAACTGCCTGAATGAAGGAGTCATTGGAGCACTTAATATGCTCGTGTGCCCAACCCTTACGATACTCAGCAAAACCATCCAGGTGAGCACCATCACCAGCAGTTGCTACATCATAGCTACCAGTAGAAGCATTATATCTTACAAACGCTCTATCATCTTTCTGTAGAGATAGACCCGTGAACTGTGCAACAACCATCGATTTGAAACCAGTTGCCTTAGCACCGTTCGCGAGCATACCATTCATACCCCAAACACTTCTCAGTGACAGGTTGAATGCATATGGAGATGCAGAGTCAACAGTATCAATTTCAGTCTTAACAGTAACATTAGAACCAACAGCATTACCTGATGGTACAGATGCTAACTGGTAAGTAAATGTGCTACCAGTTGGCGTCGAAGTGACGGTGAAAGATCCGTTAAAAACTGTTGCATCAACTTCGGATTGCGGTCCAGTTGATCCAGTAACACCTGAAACGTTAATGTTGACGCCAACACTAAATCCATGGTCTCTGGGGTTATCAAACTCATCAACAGTAACTGCCGTTGCTGTCTGACCATTTCTTGTGATCTGAAGGACTCTGTACTCATCGGAAATAGGACCAACGATTCTGTTTTCTTCGACCCTTGCCTGAATCTGGTCAGTAGTAGGATCACCAGATGTATCAGGAATAGTTGCGAATGCCTTCGATACTTTCTGGTAGTAAATGTCTAAGTCAGTTCTCTCTAGAATGTTAGGCACAGCAGAATAATCTGTGTTAGGAACAGTGCCGTCAGAGATTAACCTAGAAAGAGGATTGAGACCATCAGCAAACTCAAAGCAAGTTAGTCTATGGTGTGAGAACTTGGGGGAAAGAGTTTCAGTGCTATCGGGTTTGAAGTATACACCTTCCTCAGCACCATCGAAGAAGGAAAACTGCCAGAAGTATGTACCACCTGTGACCTTGAAGATTGCGGTGCGGGGAGGAACATCATCCTCTGTGTTGATTCCCTTCGCAGTATATGTCGTAGGATAAGGAACGTACTTAGGAATAATCTTGGTACGACGTAAGTCGGTGCCAACCAGCGAACAACCTCTGGGAACAATGACTCCTCCTTCTACTGAGTTGTAATAATACAAAACATTATTAGGTGAAGTCAGGTCCAGATTAGAGTTAGAATCAATAGGAGGGACATCAGTATAAAGAACTTTACCAGGACGGTTATCGATCACATACTCTGCAGGGTAGAGCATGATACTGAACGCATCGAATTCGTCATTACTCAGACCAACACGATACGAAAATCTAGCAACTTCAAGAAATGCTCTTTGAATAGACTTAAACGGACGCAATGCTGAGTTGCCTCTGTTGTCAATAGCATCAGAAGCATCAAAGTCGTCAGGGTTAACGTAAATAATACGTCCCGTGCGGGACGTAATAATATTCTTAAGTCTAGTTAGAGACATTTCTTACGCTGCTTTTTGATTATTTATCGTTGATTATGATCCACCGCCAGAACCGCTACCACCAGCACCGCCAGCAGAACTATAGGTTCTTACAGTAAATGCAGAGGATGCATCTTCAAATCCAACTACGTTAAACGCAACATTACCAGTTGTAGATTCAACGAGAAGACGTTGACCAGGACCAATAACCAAAGACTTAACTTCCTCTGAAGAATCATCACTGATTGCATTATCTTTTCTCAGATACATGTCAGCATCGATTGCATCTGTTGCAGTAACAACAGCATTTACACCAACAGCAGATCTGGAAGCGTTAGGATCTTTAGGAGCATCTTGGAAAACGCTAGATGTTGTGAAGTCGGCAGAGTTTTTACCCTTAATAACTTCAAGAGTTGCACCACTGATGCTTCTGACGTAACCATATGCTTCAGAAGTTTGAGTCTGAACAGTATAAGAGTTACCGTTTGCTTCAAAACTATCAGTAGCATTTACCCAAGTGCCATCAACATCATAAACATACACACCAGTGTAAGAATAGTCAGTGCTGGTAGTCAAATATCTATCACTACCACCATAGTTTGCATTACTTGCAGTGCCAGTGCCACCATCATAATAATAAAGGTTACCAGTCAAAGTTGCTGCAGAAAAATCATACTGAACATATGCACCACCAGAACCAGGGGTTCCGTTGCTTGTCTTACCAGTGGTAAGTTCAGCACCATCATCGGCAGTACCAGCAGTATTGTCAGGTCCCCACTCACCATTAACAGTAGTAGAAAGACTGAAATCTCTGCCACTCATACTAGCGTCAGAAACATCAAAACGATATGCTCTATCATCAAAGACTGTAAACTCTTCACCCAGGTACATATTAAAGGTTGAACCATCAGTAGAAAGAACAAACTCTTCTTGTGCTGTACCAACACCACCAGCGGAAACAGATGCAGTAGCACCAGAAGTACCACCAGTGATAGCATCAGAGTCTGTGAACTCAGTACCCGTACCATTCAATGTAGAAGGTCCAATATGAATCGTTGTAGAACCCGAACCTTCCTCAACTGCATATACAAGTGCAGTAGTAGTGTCAGGTGCAGTTCCTTTTGAGACAGTTTCACCAACTACAAATGTACCAGTGGCACTATTTAATGTGACAGCACGAATATTGATTGCCTTTACATCAACTTCGGTGAAAGGTTCAATATAATACGACTCAAACACGGCAGTCTTTTCACTATCGCCAGATGTAAGAGTTGCACCAGGGGAGATTGCTGCAGTTGTGGGAATATTAGTAGCAAGATTAAAACGATAACCAGTAACTACATCTCCCTGATGCAGAAGATAGTTGGCAGCATCTAATGTGAGTTTTTGATCAAACTCTTTGACTGCTACATCATAAGTATCAGCACCACCATCTGATGCAGCAGTCAGTACCAAACTTGCCGATGAATCAACAGGTGCAGAGTACAGAACCGTATTGGTAGCTGCTGCTGGTTTTGCTTGTCCAAGAAGTCCTTGTCTTGCCATTGTTATTAGAATCCAGAGTAGAAGAATTGTTGTTGTCTTGTCAGACCAGTGAGGTTGTTAGCGCCGATACCAGCACCGAAGTTAACATCATCAAGGGTTACGTTATCAGTAGAGAGCAACGTTGCATCAGAGTCGGGGAACTTAATAGTTCTAGGACCAGTAATGTTTTCCATCGAAATGGTAACTTGTCCTAATGCCGCAATAGACTCTTTTAAGATAGGTGTAACAAGTGTCTTGTTAGACAGAGTTTGCGATGCAAGTTCCGTAACGAGAGTATTACTACCACCCGCACTATTTAGAGCATTTGTTGGGGGGAAGACCATTGTAGAGTTTGTAAGCGTGGTCTGATTGCTTACGTTAAATGTGATCTTCTTTGTGTTATCAGCAGGGTCTTGAATGATAACATTCTCATACGCCTTATTTCTAATAACCTGGTTAGATTCTGTACCAACCAGTGTAAGACTAATGTCGGGGATTGTGATGGTTCTGTTAGCAGTCAAAGAAGAAGTATTGAACTGCGCCCAGTAAGCATCGGGAGCATCATCAGGGACCAACTTAAGGTCAACCATACTCTTGTTGAAAGCAATCTGTGCTGCTTTCGTATCAAGCAGAGTAGAATCTAAACCGTTAGAGTTGACAACGGTTGTAATCGTGAGTCCAGCATCAGGAAGGAAGAATCTACGGGTTTGACCGATAGAATCTGCATAGGACAGTTGAAACTTAGCAACGTCTTCACCATCAATAATGCTGAGGTTATCTTCATCAATAACAAGAGACTTGTTTCTTAATGTCTGTGTAGTATCATCACCAACAATAGTAGTTCCGTTACCAGATGTAATGGCAGGGAATGTAAAGATACGTGTGTTTGTACCAGTACCTACATTACTAACTTCAAATCGTGCGCGAGGACCTTGGGAGTCAGATAGAACAAAAGATTGGTCATCAATCAAAAACTGTCCTGTAACTTGAACAGCACCTGTACCTTTTGGAGATAAAACAATATTTGCATTGTTTGCTGTTTCATCAATAGCAGTGATATACAAAGAAGTATTGCTATTTCCGTTGTCGATTCTAGACATGTAGAATCCACCATCACCAAAACCTAGACCGATCTGATCGTAAGCATTTTGATATAAACCCGTGTCTCGGTCCAAGTCAAAGCAAAGTCCAGGTGCTGCTTTATCACCTTGTGCAACTCCACGGAAGAGTTGATTTACTTTTGCTTTGCGGTTGGGGATCAAAGGGTCAGATACGACTAAAGGGAGAATTGCTTCTCCCGATACATTCGCGTCTGAGATTGTATCCAACTGAGAAATTTTACGGGTTCCCACGAATAATCACACGATTTGCTACAAGTTTATTTATACGGATATAATTCGTTGTATCTAATGAATCGACGTGCGTTAGGTTCTACATCAAGAGATTCACACACCGCAAGATATGACTCCCATTCATTCTGCAGTTGCGAAGGAATCTGCACATTCGAGGATGTCACATTCTCGGTGTCCGAACATGAGTGATTTGAGGGCGACTGCTTTGTCATACTGCTTTTTGTGATAGTTGATTACATCATCGACGCAAGATAGCATTTCTTCATATGTCCGTCGTGCATCAACTTTGTCATCTTGGAGGTAATCGTCAATGCAATCTTGCATACGATCTTTACGCTGCTTTGCATACTCTTTCTCCCAGTCATATTGAATGTCAGGGCGTCCTTCAATTGTCATTGAGTTTTTCCTCTTTAGCGGTTTTGAAATACAACTTGTAGTATCTAGACTTCATCTCATCTAGTATAGCATTATCATCATCAAATGCCATGTATTTTGTGAGTGAGTAACATCCTTCTAACTCACCTATAAGTCGAAGGATGTTGACTGATGTACGTTTGAAACCTCCATGCCTGTAAGCATAGAAATCATCTGCTTCTTTCAACTATTTGCCAATCCCGTAATCAGGTGCCTTCAACTCAAGTTCTCTGATCTCTTCTCCATGCAATTTTGCAATCGCTTTTCGTGCTTCTTCGGTTTCTTCCCACTCATAAGTGTTACCGCTTTTAGTAATACACGAACGTGTTTTAGACTTGCTCATAGTTTTCCTCCAACAATGCCGTCATTAATGACTCTAGTGTTTTCTTCCAGTGTTCCTTCCTGCAAGCACTTAAGGTGCCAGCGAGATATTTGCAACACTGCATTTTCTGTTGGTCCAGTGATAAAGTGCTGACCCAACGGTTCCCTGAGAATAGATGTGTAGAGACCGAATTGTGTTTTCTTGATATAGAAAGCGTCATCAATCCATTGAACATTCTCTGGGATATCCTTGTCTATTGTACCACCAAAAGAGTCGGATAGTTGTGCTTTACGCTGCTTTGTTTCTTGCATTACCTGTGTAATAATAGAGTTTGTACTTACAGTTGTACCTATTTACATACTTTTGTGCATGTTCCTCACACTGAAACCAACACTTTTTGTTTTCGGATTCATCTTTCAGGAAATACGGAAACGTTTCAATCCAAGGGAAGAGTTCAATCTTCCGTGAGTTCATCACCTTTAATGCCGTAGGTTTCTTCGTTTGTCGCTTTGAGATAGGTGTCGATTTCTTTACCTTCGCTTTCGGAGTTGTAGTAAGATTCTTTAGATTCTTCTCTAAGTTCTTCTGTGTTTTTACCGAGGTTGAACTCTCTTTCTGCTGCCCATTTGAAGAACTCCGTGAAGTCTTCTTTTGTCCAGTCGTTGAAGATGCTTTCTTGCGGGTCGTTTTCGTCCCATTCGATGATGAACGAACCGTCGCCGTTGTCTTTGACATTGATCATTTGGAATAGGTTGATTAAGGTATTCCCCCAAGATTTTTTACCAAACTCAAACTTGTACCAGGGGGCGTAAGTAGGATATTTGTAGTTCATTGGGGTATATGGTGAACAACTCCCCAGGTAGGATTTGAACCTACGACCAATCGATTAACAGTCGATGGCTCTGCCGCTGAGCTACTGAGGAATGAAGGGAGGCGCTCTTTCTACACAGAGTCTTTTGTACTCCTCCCATGGAGAATAGCGGACTCGAACCGCTGACATCCTGCTTGCAAAGCAGGCGCTCTACCAACTGAGCTAATTCCCCAAGGAGCCCCTGACAAGATTTGAACTTGCGACATCGGCTTTACAAAAGCCGCGCTCTACCACTGAGCTACGGGGGCGAAGGGGGACCGAAGTCCCATCCCGACCAGAGCGAGTTTCAAGTCATCTCGGGACTATAGGAGTAGAGAGACTTGAACTCTCACGAGGTTAATCCTCAACAGATTTTAAGTCTGGTGCGTCTACCGATTCCGCCACACTCCCATTGATATGGAGTACACCAATTTGTTTGGTGTTAGCAACTTCCCAAGTAGGGGGGTGAAAAGCACAATACTCATTGAATGTGATCTTCATCTCCTTATCGGTTAGACTAGCATTCCTTGCTGCTTTTGGCAAGTTCCACTTTGCACTAAACAACATTTCCATTGATTGACGTGTTTTAGGTCTCATCAGTTAAACCAACATTATCTAGAAAACTTTTGCGAAACTCTTCTACCTCATTCTGAATCTCTTCAGGAACAGGTGGAATTTCATTGATAGGAACCATCATAGCAGATTTTCCGTCAGGGCGGGTAATCTTCCAACAGACTCGTTGAGTTTCTGTTAGATCCAGAATGAAATCAAAGTGATCTTCTGCTTGACGCAGGGTAATACCAATCGGACCAATCATTTTACAGCAAAGCAATAAGTAATCATGTCGTTATCGATAATCTCTTGAACTTCAGAGATTGTCTCTGCAAAACCTTCAGTACCCTCTTCGTCAAACCGCCACTGAACTTCGTTTTCATAACCTTCGTCATCGACGAGAGTCATCTTACGCTTCGAGAAGTTGACAAAAATGTGAGAGAGGGAATCCATGCGGGTCTCTTGACTACTTATGTAGTATAGCAGGATCAGGACCCTCTGTCAAGGGTCAGTTCAGGAAGATTGTGACCGCAGTAATCTTACAGACAGCACCTGCCGTGATTGAAACAGCACCACCAGCGTTCAGGGTAGCAGCAGCACCGACGCTAGTATCCCATGCACCAGCGCCAACCTTACAACTGTATCCACCTGTAGCAACGTTCAGAGCGTATCCTGTCAGGAAGTTACCAACCCACTGACCAGTAGTGTTCTGAATCAGGTAAGTAGGAGCAGGGTTCGTTAGGGTAGGAGTCATGATGTTCAGAATATCACCACCAACGGTGTTAGTGATACCAGACTTACCAAGTTGTGCAAGAGAAGGAATCAATCCACAGTTATTGAACAGGTGATTAGTAGTATTAGTGATATCATTCTCACCACTAATATTAACCGAACCAGCACTGATTGAAGTGTTGCTGTGCTTCGTCTCTAATGAACCACCTTGAATAATCGCTTTCTTGATATCTGTGTCCAGTTCTGCTGCTGAAACTTGCAGTTTTGCGCCATTGATACCTAAGTCAACATCAGAACCAAATCTGATCTGATGCTTTTGGATTTTATCCTGTCCTGTTTTTTCACCATTTTTATCAACTGTTCTAGGAGCACCTTCTGCTGATAAGAAAAATCCACCACCGACTTCGATGTGACAGTTACCGCTAACTTTCAGGCGATAGTCACCATCAATAGTAATGCAGTTGTCATTCTTGACGACTTTGCAATCATCACCATTAACAACCCGAGTCAGGTTACCGCCGTAGTTGATATCATCAGCAACTAGATTACCGTCTTCTTTATTACCTGTTGCAGTTTTCTTTGCTTGCGAGACTTTTCTTTCAATTTCTTCTTCGGATGCGTTAGGATTCTCTTCCTTTATTTGTTGTCGTGCAGCGTGCTCCTGTTTTTCGGCGTTATTAATATTAATCGACAGTTGAGTCGTTCCACTAGCCCTTTTAGTAACAGATGCTCTACGACCAGGAGTACCAATATGCAGTTCGTAAGCACCATCCAAGAATGTTTTTGCCTGAGTCAGGAATGGATCAGCAGTATTATACAGGTCATCAATCAGAGAACCTGTTCCGAAAGGATCACCACACTTAGCATTTGCTTTATTCAGACCTAAAATTTTATTGATTGCTGCTAGTTCTGCATCTGTACAATGAGTCACACCATACAAAGGGAACCAACCAACAGCATCAGCACCATCAGTCGGTGCTCTTCCACAATCACCCTGAACAAACTTCAGAATGAGTGCCATGAGACCAGTGATAGTTGTCAAACCCTTAGCAAATCCATCAGCACCGCCAGAGAACATACCACCTGCACTCTTCCATGCTTCGATGACATCCTTTGCTGCAGAGATACCATCAACGATACCACTAACAACATCAACAACCGTCAGCATCTGATTCAGCAGACCTTGAATATTACAAACGATGCCATCAATCAGGGACTGAACACCACCAACAACCATTGCTGCTTGGTCGATCAACCCGTCAACGAAATCATTAATATATCCAGTCAGTGTACCGATAGGATCTTGAATCAAAGAAAGAAGTTGATTATCAACCTCACACAAAGCACCAAGGAGAGTTGTAATCGCTTGCTGCACAGCAGTCATCACAACATATGGAGCACCAGCAACACCACCCAACAATGTTGCAAGTTCCAACTGTTCTGCAAGGTCTGCAATTTGCTGACGGATAGCAGCAACAACTGCTGTAAAGACAGCACCCAGGAAGTTCTGAACTTTAGCAGTTAGTGCTTTCACTGATACTATCTTACCTTCGACGACATCCAGGAAGTTTCCACTACCATCTGCTTTGACTAGAGTTCCTGCATGACCAGCAATGTCTTCTACAAGGTATGTAAGTTTATATTCAAGTGTCTTCCATGGACCTGCAACACCATTAGCAGCAGGGATAGGTTTAGATGGTTGCTGAGGTTTGTTTGGGTTAGCTTCGCTACCGTTCAGTCTCGACCCAAGACTTGTACCAGGAGCACCAGGTCCGTTTACCTGACTAGTAGTTTTGTTACCAGGAATAGGAACACTATTATTAGGTGTTTCTCTATTCTTGTTACCGCCTACTTTACCACTATAAGTAGGGTCAGCAGGATTATACATGACAGGATTTACAAGACCCTGACTACCTGCTTCCATTTTTTCGCCAGTAAAAGCGAACACATTCTCCTTACCAGAGTCTGCAGACTTATTAACACGAAGCACACCGATGACAACAGGCATCTGTGCATTCTCACCATCCATGAAGAATCCCATGACAATCGCACCTGGTTGCAACTGACCAGAGGATTCACCTTGTCCGTCGTTACCTGCTTGAGATGTGTGTTGTAGAACAGTTGCCCAAGGTAACTCTTTAGTGGGGAGATCTGCTGTAGTACCTCCCCTCACATTTGTATAATATCCAAGCACACGTACTTTACAACGACCCAGTTCCATAGGGTCTTCATTATCTTCTACTTCACCAACCCACCAATAAAATCCATCCTTACCGACAAAGTTTACTGTAGGTTCATTAATAATACCGTCAATTGACATGTTGGCACTTGAATCTTACGTTTTATTTATCGATATATCCCTCTTCCATCAACCATTTGCGAGTGAGAGGGGTTGGTTCATATACTTTCCACATTTTACCAGCAGCACATGCCTCTAGTGCTTTTTGTGTCATACCTTCAGTACGACCTGCCCAACCTGCTTCTGCTTCCCAAGGTACAGCAGATTTTGGATAGGTGCGTTCTGCTAGAACACGCCAAACCATAGGCACTTCTTCTTCAGGTTTGATAATAGCAATCAAACTATTCTCAATAGTACCTGCCATACAATCTTGTGCAGCGTGCCATCCTTCATGCCTCATGACTTGCATCAATGTAGCAGGACTATTCATATAATCCTTATTGAGATAGAAGTTATTACTTACAGTATGATACACCCCACGGTGACCAACTGGGAAGTATCGTTGATCAGCAAGATATACTTTACTACCAATCTGATTGAGTGACGTTAATAGATTGTTGAACTCAAGTGCATGTGGTGTAAACTCTTCCCTATTGTCATAGTTAGAAGAGATATCAAGAATGGTGAATACTTCATTAACGTCTTTAGTACAATCACCCACTAACATACAACCCATGGCATCCATGCTATTGTATCCTTTGGTGATCTTATCTTCACCTGCTTGGACTGACATTCCATGTGCCATACCAAACATTAGTCCTGCCATAATGACGTTACGCAGTTTCATTAAAGTCTCCATAGTATAAGTGACTAATGCCCGAAGACGGGATCGAACCGCCGACAATCTCGGTGTAAACGAGGTGCTCTACCGCTGAGCTATTCGGGCTTCCTAGTGAAACGATACAGTTCTGTACTGCCCCACATAAGTTCTTCAGTTTCCAGGTCTCTACCCTGGTCACATGTGTGTAGTTTGTCTTTATAGACATGTGTTTCACAGATTACACGGTCTCCCCTATAACCTCTGCATTTGTCTCCAGCAAGTTGACCGTGCCAACCATGACCGTCGAACCTGAATATCATATCACAATCTTCGTGTCTTGTCCAGTCCAGATGATAGTTTTCTACTATTACTTCTGTATCAGACAGTTCAACGATTTTGTGATTCTTCTTGCGATATGGCGCATCAGGTCCTTCTGCTCTCTTATAGTTCATTGATTGAAAGCCATCTTCATGACGCTTCCAAACAATCTCTACAGAGACCCAGTTACATGGATCTGATTGCGCCTGGTGACGGTTTTCCCAATGACCTAAGATGTAGTCTTCAAATTTAGCCATAATATTTTCTCAACCCTCACATGGTTATTCTAAAGAGATTTTGTCTCCTTGTCAAGTTAGTCGTCGTATACTTTACACTCAAGTGCTGATGGATTGCTATCACAATACAACTCAAGTGGAGTTGGATCGTGATGATCACCTCCTTCAATTTCGGTTTTGTGATGCTCTACATACTCTTCCAGGTCATGCAGTTCGCCTTCAATGTGACGACGCATCTGGGGGGAAACGGTTGGGTCTTGAAGGATTTCCTTATCCTTCTCGATATGTTGTTCGATACTTTCCATTGTATCCTCCGAATACATTATTATTTATCAGACACTCGAATCCTTCATCAGGAGGAGCTCTGTAACCAGCTTAGCGCCAGTAGTGGAATGTGTCAAGCTAGCGATCATGTAACGACCACTATATCTTTCGTCAATCTTAGGTTTCTCACCACTCTTTTGAGTAGTTGGCATGATAATATTAATACCAGACCCAACATACAAATCTAGGTTGCCTGGGATAGTGATCTGCAGTTTTACATTCTTTAGACTTTCAATCCTCATCCATTGGTATGCCTGAAGTTCTACTAGTTCCTCATAGTTTTTCTGAGGTTGATTCTTATACTTTGGATCAAAGATTTGGTTCGGTAACATTGTATAGCGAACCCTCTTAGGAAAGTCGATTAGTTGCCTTACAGAGGTATCCATCTTTTCAATAGGATTACCCTGCCCTGTATTCAAATGTGACATCTTTGACCAAAGTTCACTAATCTTATAACGGTGTGCATCTACTGACATATCTGTACTTTCACCCATCTTAGAAGATGAAATAGTTGCAGGGTCAAATCCAATACTGAATCCAGACCATGCACCATGACGAAGACCCATCAAAAAGTTCTTCTCATTAGGAAATGTAATAGTGCTGATCTTGAACTGGTCAGTAGCTTGAGTTTGTTCAACACTCTTTGGTGAATATCCATATGTGTATAACCTAGTTTGACCTGAAGTATAGTTAGTCTCCTTTGTTTCAGACATATCTCTAATATCTTCAATCATCTTGTCAAGAGATTTGTAATGATATCCGAGAGCATTCTCATAGAATGCAAATCCATTCTGTAATACACCACCAGTCTTTGTTTTCCTGATAGACCTCTCAGTCATCCAATAGATTGTATCGAATGGTCTCCAGTTAGGAATAATGAACTCATGCTTGTTTAGAGTCTCTTCAAGATATACGTTCTTTCTAGTCTGTAAAAATCTTTTATCTGTTAGAATGGTATCAACAACTTGAGATGTTTCTGTTTTATTATTAAAAATTACTCTGCTATTACCAAAAACATTCACACACTCATTTTTGATAAACTCATCTGATACAAGGTTGACAATATAAGTTTCAGAGTCTTGATTGATCTTAGATCTAGATTCAAGACTATATGATCTCATATAAAAAGTTCTATCAATAATAGATCCAATCAATCTGATTTCAAATAGTTCTGTACCAGTCAAAGTATTGATAAGACCTGCAGTATCCTGTATAATAAGTTTCGCTTCTAGAGTTGCAGAACCAATGCTTTCAAATATTTCAAATCCTCTAACAAACTCTTTTAGTTCATACTCACCAGCATCGTTCTTCAGTTTCTTACCATCTTTGATGATAGAAACTGACATATTAACGTCACCTGGGTTCTGCCTTTCTAATGTCATTTGAAGATACCTCTCAGAGGATTAATAGAGGACGCGAGTGAGGAAACAACAGACTTAACAGCACCTCTTCCACCGCCTGTTGGAATGACCTGAGGTTGACTATTGCCACTACCCATTTGCATTGCTTGCTGAATACCTTGTTGTGCCTGCATAATAATTTGTTCATTACTAGTATTAGATAGTCTAACTGCTTCTATTGCCGCTTGAACCATTTGGGAAGACTTCTCATTTGCCCTTTGTCTTGCTCGATTTCTCTCTTCAGTCGCATCGATTATAGATCGAGCATCACCATGTGAATTTATATTGCCAGTTTTATAGTTTTCTAGTGGTACAGGTCTAGTAGATCTACCACCCATGATATCAGCAAGTGTAACTTTCTTCTTAGTTTCTTCTCTGGTTCCACTACTATGCGTCGAAGTCGAACTACTAGAACCCCCAGTAACGGAAGGTCCTAGCGATGGTTTGCTGCCAGGAGGACCTAACTTAGGAGTAGATCCTGCACCAGGTCCAACATATTTGAAGTGAGCACTACCAGGTCCATGATTATAAACGTATTGCCAACCATATTTTCTACCATTTTTTCTCATCCATTCATATCCATCACCATTCATGTCAATCGCTTCACCGTACATATGGTGTGAGTTTGGATGCCCACCAACAGAGTTGTTCTTTGCATCACTACGACCCGTGCTAGCAATATATGCACCAAGGTTCATTCCAGATGCCTTCAACGCCTTTGAAAACTGTTCTGCAGCAGGTTGAGAGAATGCTAAGGGTCTACCATGTTGATCCTTCTGATCTTTAATGCCATATCCAGCACCTGTATCAGGATGAGAAATACCTACCACATCAGCCGTACCGCCAGTATATTCAGGTGCTCTACCTTGATTATCATTACCTCCATGCTCAGCTGCGTTTGCGCCACCGATACCCAGTACAGAGTTCGCTAGATTCCCAAAGAAGTTCATAAAGGGATTACCACTAGGTTGTTGTGTTGGTGCCGTAACCTGTGCCCCTCTTAGATTAGAATATTGTTGCATCAATCTGGATAGATGCTTGGTATATTGAGGATCTGTAGCATAACCTTCTTTCTGCAACTTAGACGCAGCAGCAAAAGCGTCTGGTGCATTGTTAACACCAGTATACCCTCTATAATCTTTATACCATTGTGTTACTAGATGATTGATAGCATCAAAAGGTGTGCTAAAGTTCTTAAATCTTGCATCAACATAAACACTTCGACCATTAATAACCTCTCTTGTGTTGGAAACTGTGGCGGATTCATTACCAGTTGCTTTGATACCGAAGAAGTTGTTTTTAGCAGATAGTGCTGTGCCCCATGCACTTTCTAGAGCAAACTGTGCAGCGACAAGTTCTGGATACTTAGCACCTGCTGCTTTGCCAAGACCCATGACCTTGGACCATTTCTGTTCATTATTACCAGTTATCTCTCCACCATTAGCGAAATATCCAAGTCTCTTTGCCTCACCAAGTCTCTTCTGAGTCAGATGGGGTTGTGTTTTTGTTCCAGGAGTATTAAAAGGAACGACGAAAGCTCCCCCATTTGCCTTTCTAGCAACATACTCAGTTCCATGTCCGATGAACGAGGTTGATCTCCCCCCGTCCAAAGATACCTTATATCCCGATTGTGGTCCACTAATCCAACCTCCTTGTGATCTACTTGGAAGAATCTTTACTGAACCTCCTTGGGATTTCTCCTCAGGTTGGTTCATCTGACTGATGGCATAGGCAGAACCACCAACGATCGCTGCGCCACCGAGCAAGCGCATTGCTCCACCAAAGCGTCCGCGAGGTTTCTTGCCACCTCCTCCACCGCCACCAAGGACGAATCTGACGAGTGCTCTAACGCCGTTGGTGATGTCCTTTACAAGTTTCAGAGGATTTGAAAGATATCTGATACCCAGGACAACCGCCCCAATACCTGCAAGTGCTTGACCGAGACCAACTATCCTATCCCACCAAGACGCATCGTCCCTTAGAAGATTATACAGTCCATCAATGGTGTTGGTAATACCAAACTTTGCCCAATCATAGATGAATGTAACTACTGATCTAATAGTTCTCAGTGCTGTTGCTATTGTTTCTTGATTCTTAGGATCTGATAACCATTTGAGAGCAGGTATAACAACTAATAACTTAAAGAGGTTGGAAAATGTCGTTAATAATCCCTCCAAGAAGGATACTGATTTGCCTACAATACCAGCAACAAATCCACTCTTTTTCTCTTTTTTGGTTTTGGTATATTGTGCGTCAAAAGTTACAGCATTCTTTTTTTGTTGTGCATCAACTTGCATCAACATGACCTTTTTAAGGTCTTGAGCGATCTTAGCAATGCCATTCAAGACACTACCAATATTATTAAGTGCTTCAGTATTTTTATTAAGGGCTTTTACAGTTGCAACCGTTCCCTCATCAGCACCCTTCGCAGATGGTGAGACATCTTTTGTTGCTACAAACTTGTAGAAATTGATTTTAGTACTTTTTTGTACCGTTGCCATATCACTGCAGTCGTTCGGTCATGGAAGTTGGAGTTGCAGATACTACCCCACCTCCAGTATTTATGGGCACTGCCACCTGCATAGGCACAATCTTGTTTAGGATCAATGGGATTGGTACAAACTCCATAGCAGTTTGCATAGCATATTCTGCAGATATGCCACCTTCCTTAAATGCTTTATTAGTAACTGTTTCTACTCCACCAACAATCGTAGGATCAACACCAAGTTCTCTGGCAATAGTTGGTGCCATCGATGCTACATCACCACCCATCATGGATTCCATAAGACCACCCATGCCAAACTGATTGGCAATATTGGTGACCATACCTGCAGGATTAAAACTACCACTACCAAGAATAGAACCTGCCAGTTGTCCTATAGCAGGATTGAGCATGGACAGTCCAGTTGTAGCAGCACCCATGATATTTCCACTCATCAGACTGCCTGCAATATTACCAATAGGACCAGACATTATCCCACTCATTCCAGGAATCATTCCTAACATCGACATGGGATTACCAGTAGCAAGTGTATTAATACCTGCCATGATAGGTGCAGCACCAGGAATAAAGGATGCAGCAGTTCCAAGCACCTGCCCAACAGGACTTTGCATGACACCACTAACTGCCTTACCAACACCCTTGAAGGCATTGCCAATACCTTTAACTACACCACCAAGGAACATTGGTTGCCTAGCATCCTTGTTCTCTTCTTCATTAGATTTACCCATAAGGGTATTAATAATCTCACCAATATTAGGCAGTTTTGATAATACCTTATCAATATCAGTTTTTAATCCTCTTGCACCAATAGCATCGACAACTCCCTCTTCTCCTTGCTGCAACTGAGGAATAAAATCACGAACGAACATATATCCGTCAAGAAGCATTGATGCCACATTACCAGCACCTGCTGTAGCAAGACCAGCAATATCTAAGACACCAGAAGTACCTTCAATCAATGCACCAATAGAGTCGCCATTTGCTGCCCTATCATAAGCAAACGCAAGGTTTACAAGTCCACCGACAACAGGAAGAATTGCTGATGCTCTTTGTCCTAACTTAGAACCTGCGGTTGCAATATCACCGAAACCGTTAATACCTTTCTTCTTAAGAACCTCTGTTGCCTTTTCGGCACCAGGGATTTTCATTAACATATCGAACATTCCCTGTCCGATTTGTTTTGCTTTACCTGCTATAGGGTCAATGATTGGTTTTAATGGTGTTAAAACCTTTTCCAAGAAAAAGTTCTTAGCACCTGCTCCTAGTTTATCAAGTCCACCCTTAAATGCATCACCCGCAGCATTTGCCCAGTTCTTACCCTTTTCCCCAATAGCTTGAGATGCCTTAACAGTATTTTCCCAACCTACTTTAGCTGCTTTACTTAAATTATTATACTGCTTTCCTGCCCAATCAGGAAGTCCTTTTAATCCTTTAACTAAAAAATTCTTTCCAGCACCAAAAGCATCTCCAAGTCCAGTAGCAAATCGTGTGAATAGTCCAGGTTTTGGAGGATCAATCTTAGGGAATTTTCCCTTTTTAACATACTTATTAAATCTTTGCTGTGCCTTTGTTACACTGCCGCCAGTGTTCTCAAGTTCACCTAAGAACACTCTGGCAGCATCATCACCACGTTCTTTTAAGATTTTCTTGTACGCTGCTTCGGCAGCATCACCATACTGACCCTTAACCGTGTTTGCAGCAGGTCTTCCTCTTGGACCATCTACATCTGGGTTTGCACCACTAGGGTTGGTTGGTGTAGGTTTGGCGGGTTTGGTAGGTTTTCTGGGTTTATCTGGATCGGGCGATGGTCCCCTACTACCGTCAACTAAATCCTCAGCACCACCAAGCAAGGCAGCAGCACCTTGTGCAGCAGCAATGATACCACCAATACCAGCAATAGCTGCAGCAATAGTACCAAATGCTTTTAGTCTTTCTTCAATGGTAGACTCTTTACCAAAGATAAAGTCAAGACCAGTACCAATGGCACCTGCAATATTTTCGCCAAACTCTTTTAGTTTATCAAAAACAAACTTTGCTTTTCTTAAGAACTCAGAAATCTTCTCTTGATTCTTTGGATCTCCAAGATATTTTAATAGTTCTGTAGTTAGTGCAAAAGCACCAATCTTTATTAAAAGATCACCAATCGGTTTCAGGACATCCAGAAGAAATCCGAATAGTCCTAGTCCCTTTAACTTTTTACCAACTTTCTTCTGCAGACCTTTGTCCTTGCCTGCCTTCACCAGTTCCTGGGAATCTTCGGCAGATTGATCTTTTTGTCTACGTTCTCTTCTTCTCTCGAACTGCTCACGCTTCTTAGCGTCTTTTATCGAAGCAATCGAGATCTTTTCTATATCACTTATGACAGTTCCGATTGACGAAACT